GCCCACGCTGCGGCTCACGGCCTCGGCGGTGTTCTGTAGCTGGCTGACGGTTGCGCCCGCCGCATTGCCCGTCAGCACCAGCGCGCGCCGGTACTCGTCGGCCTCGGCGCTGCCCTGCTTGTACGCCAGTCCCAGGCCCACGATGGCCGCAGCAGCGCCGCCCAGCGCCAGCCGCACCGGCGTGAGCACCGAGCCCAGCGCGCGCAGGGCGTTGCCCGCGCCGCCGAAGGTGTCCTTGATCTGGCCGCCTTGCTGTAGAAAGACCGTCAGCGCAGGTTGGCCGCTGGCAAGTGACGTGAAGATGTCGGTGAACTGCGCCGGCAGTTGCTGCATCGCAGTCCTGGCCTGGCCTGCGGTGATGCCGACGAGGCCCAGCTTCTGGGCCATGTCGGTTGCGCCCTTGCCGGCTGCCGCCTGCTTGGCGATCAGCAGGTCAGTCGCGGCCGCAAGCGGGCGCAGTGCCTCAGTATCCAGCCCGCGAAGGCTGGCCTTCAGCAGCGCCGTTTCGCCGACCGTGAGTTGCCCTTGGGCCGCGGCGAGCTGCAGCGAACGCGCAAAGCGCTGCGTCGCCGCGTCGGCATCCTTCAGGCTGTCGGCAACGCCCTTGCCCGCGCCGCCGGCCTTCTTGGCCATCTGGTCGAACTCGGAATTGAACGCGCCGATCTTGGCCTGCGACTGCAGGATCGCGCGATCCATGTCCGAGAAGTCGACCTGCGCGAAGACTTCGATCCCGCCGCGCGCGATGGTGTCACTCATGGGGCATCAGTCCTCGTGCATGGCCGCGAGCGCGGCCTGTTCCATGATCTGCAGCGATGCGAATGTCTCGTCCCTGTCGGCCGGCTTGATGCCGCAGCGCCGCCAGCACTCGGGCAGCGCCGAGTAGTCGAGCCCTGTCGGGCCGTTCATGCCGACACGCCATTGCGTGCGCATCGTCAGGAACACCAGCGCGGCCGGCCGGTTCTCCGGCCAGCAGAGCACGGGCGGCCCGAGAAAGTCCTCGGGCGTGAACCCGATGGCTGCCACTTCCTGGGCCGTTGGCAGCTTCATGTACAGCTTGCGGCCCAGGCCTCTCAGTTTCCCAAGCGGCCCTGCGTCAGTGCGGTGCGGTACTCGGACAGCACGGCGCGCGCGGCACCGGCGTAGCGCCGGCAGAACTTGCGCGCGTTGTCGCGGTTCCACTCCAAGTCGATGCCCCAGTCGCTGGCGATGTCAATCAGCATCTCGGCATCCGACTCGAGGGCATCGGTGACGATGGCCGCCAGCGCCGCGTCAGTCTCGTCGGGCGTTGCTTCGGCGCGTTCGCGGAAGGTGTCGAAGAGCTTGGCCGTGTCCACGCGATCGCGGTAGCGGAATGTGAACGGGATGCGCAGGGGCTTGCCGTCCGGTGTGGGGATGGAAACGGTGACCTCGAAGTCAAGCGAGTCGGTGCTGTCGAGGTCGAGCTTGATGCGTTGCGCCATGTGATGTCTTTCGTTGGATCACGGGGCGATTGAGGGTGCCAAGAAGAGCCCGGCAGGCGCGCAGCCAGCCGGGCAAAGGGGCCGCGTCGCCCCAGCAGCGCGGCCCCTGGCGCTGCGATCAGGCGTAGCTGATGGTGCGGCCCTGCGCGAAGAAGCTCGCGTCCACAAAGTCCGCTTGGCCGGACTGCTGCTTCACCGCTTCGGACATGATGAAGTAGCCATAAGCCAGCGTGGTGGCCCCGTTCGGCTTGACGGACTTGTACGCAACGAGCGTCTGCGTGCGGCTGATGTTCGTCAGCGTGTCCCAGTTCGCCAGGCTCACGTCGTGGCCGATGGTGAAGCCGATCGTCACCGGGTTCACGCCGTCCGGCAGCACGAGGCCGTTGCGCCGGCCGACCGGGTTGATGGGCACCGTGCGCATGTCGCCGCCGCCCGGGGTGATGGTCAGCACCTGCGGGATCTCTACCCACGAGCTGACGAGCTGGAACGTGGACGAGTCGCCACCGTCCGCCACGTGCAGGTTCGTGTCGGTGGTGTTGACGCCGACCAGCTCGAAAGTGCTCGTGTCGGTCTGGTTGACCTTCACGATCATGTTGTTGATCTCTTCCCAGCCGCTGGCGACGAGGACCAGATCGTTGTCGACGTAGCCGTGGGCGGAACTGGTGACGACGGCCGGGTTGCCGTTGGTCACGTTCGTGGCGGTCTTGGCGGCTGCGAAGGTGGACGACACGTAGTACTTCGTCCCCGCCGGAGTGGAGTAAGCCATGATGAGGGCCTTTCAGAAGTGAAAAAGCCCGCACGAGGCGGGCCGGTTGCAACTGCCCTCTCGGGCATGAAAAAACCCGCCGCGGTTGCCCGGGGCGGGTTGCTCTGTGCGATCAGGCGGTCAGGTTCGCCAGATCAGGAAGTCCTGTTGCGCGCCGTACAGGTCGGCGATGTCTTCACGGCGCGCGATGAGCGCGGATGTGGGCCTTGCGTGCAGCGGGGCCACGCGCAGGGCCGCGGCGATGGACTGCATCAGCTCGTTGGCAGCCTTGCGCGAGTCGGCCCAAACGTTGATCTGCATGCGCGCGCCCTCGAACGGCGCGCTTCCGTCAATGGGGCTCTGCACCGGCCCGCCGACCTGCTGCCACGTGACGTAGGGGCGCGCGGTGTCGTGCGGCGCGGTGTCGGGATAGCAGCGGCTGCACAGCGCGGTGATGGCTGTGGTCAGGTCGGTTTCAAGGCTCATGCGGCCACCTGGGCAACGCTCTGCGCGGCGCCGCTGTCGACGGCACCGGACTCGCTGGCGATCTCGCGCAGGCGCTCGGCCAGGCGTGCCTGCATGGCCTGGATGGCGTCGCCCATGCGGTCGGCGGTCGGCCTGATGTAAGGCACTGCAGGCACCCACACCGGGCTCGGCAGCGCGCTAGGCAGATCGTGCGCAGACGGGCCGCGCGCGTTCGGCTTGCTCTTGCTCTTCTGCCAGTAGCCGTTGACCGACTGGTTGTACCGCCAGTGGCCGTACTCGATCCAGAACCAGTGCGAGGCCTCGCGCTTGTTCACGCCCACAAAGTACACCTGCTTCAGCGGGCCACTCTGCTTGTCGTCGTGCCAGGTGTAGATGGCATTCCGCAGCGTGCCGGCATCCACCGGCGCGCGCACCACCATCTCGTCGGCCAGCAGCTTGGCCCCCGCATAGGCCGCCGAGCGCAGCACCTTCGTCTGCAGGTCCGCGCGCAGCTTCTCCAGCGCGCCGACGATCGACTCGTCTATGCGCACGCTGGCTTTGCGGTCGGGCGAGAAGTACTGCGTCTGCTTGCGGCCACCACGCCCGCGGCGGATGGACTCTGCGCGGTCAGCCGCCATCGCTGCCCCCTTGCTGGCACACGAGGTCGACGTACTCGCGGCCGGCCTGGTCCTCGATCACGTCAACGATGTCGAAGCGCGTGGTGCCCATGCTCACGCGCATGCCGGCCGTCACATCGGTGCGCCAGCGGACGCGCATGCTGTAGGCGGTGACGCTGGTTTCGCGGTCTGCGGCCACGCGTTCGGCCGCCGCGCTGCCACTCATGGCGCGCACGTCGGCCCAGCAGGTGGCGACGGTCGTCCACGTGGTGAGCGGCTGCCCCCATGTGTCGGCGCCCGCTGTGCGCTGCTCGATCGTGATGCGGCGGTTCAGCCGGCCGGCGTTGAGTGGCATGTCAGGCCGCGTGCACGCGGTAGCGGTCGAGAAGCCGGGCCGAGAACTGGTCCGGCAGCGCGTTGATGCTGATGCCGGCCGCGATCTCGCCTCGGTGCTGGTACAGGGTGCCGATGCGCAGCAGCATCCACGCGCGCACGGTGCTCGGGACGGTCGTCAGCCCGCACGAGAACTGCACGCGCACGGCGTTGGCGGTGTCGAGCGTTTCCGGCCACTCGGTGTCTTCGGCCGGCAGCACCCAGGCTTCGTCTTCGCTGGCCGCGTCGAGCGTGTAGAGAGTGCTTGAGAGCGTCTGCAGCGTGCCGGCGGTGTCGACGTACTGCACGCTTGTGATGCTGGCCACCGGCGGCATGCCAAGCGCGATGCCGCTTTCCGGGAAGGCGTCGAGCGTGCGCTGCCAGGTCTGCGAGCCGATGCCGCGGCCGAGTTCGTGCTCGCACTGCTCGCGCGCTGCGGTGATGAGTGCGTCGATGAGGTCGTCATCGTCGCTGCTGTCAACGCGCAGGTGCAGCTTGGCCTCGGCCGTCGTGATGGACTCGGACGGGCCGGTGATGAGCTTGAGGGTCATCGGTTCCTCGATTGCAGCCGCGCGCCGCGCGATGCCGACGTGCGCGCCAGGCGGGTCGACGATTCAAGCCGCTGCACGAGCGGCGGTGCAGAGAACACCTCGGCGCTGGACAGGGTGACGGTGCCAGTGACGCCGGCCGCGGTGGCGTTGCCGACTGAGCCGGCGAGGTTGATCTCCAGCGCCAGCGACGCCAGGATGCCGGCCGCAGCAGCGCTGCCGACGCTGCCATCAATGCTGATGCTGCCGCCGAGGTCGACGCCGCCGGTGATGCCCGCGGCGACGGCGTTGCCCACACTGCCGGCCACAGTGGCATCGACCGCGACGTTTGCCGCCGTCCCTGCAGCCGTTGCAGCGCCGACGCTGCCGGCGATGTCGATCGAGACGCCGACCTGCGCCGTCGTGCCGGCCGCTGTGGCGTTGCCGACGTTGCCGTCGATGGTGATGCCGCCACCGCCAGCCGACACCGGCACAGAGCCCCAAGGCTCTGCAGCCCACGGCGATGCACCCCAGGTCATACGCTCAGGTCACCAGTCGCAGCAGCCGGCGGGTCGTGCGGGTCAGGTCTTTGACGT